CAGGCGGCGTAGTAACTGTGCTACCTGAAGAGCTGCCAGATAACCCAGAAGCTAACGACCATCTATATAGCGCAGGCCACTGGTGGAAATTAAACAGTAAAGCAGAGAACGTTAACAACCTGCCTGGCGGTTACTACCAGCAAATGCTGTTGGGTAAAAATCTAGATTGGATTCGATGCTACGCAGGCGGTGAATATACCTATGTGCAAGAAGGTCGCCCTGTCTGGCCAGAATATGAAGACTCAACCATGTCTGGCGACACAGAACTTGACCCAAATGTACCGATTCAAGTGGGTCTGGACTTTGGATTAACCCCTGCAGCCACCATTGGTCAGCGTTTAAACAATGGTCGATGGGTGATTCACCATGAGATTGTTACCTTCTCTATGGGTCTAGAGCGTTTTGGCACCCAGCTACTAGCTGAACTTAATCAGCTCTACCCAAATCATCAAGTATTGGTGTGGGGTGATCCTGCCGGTATGCAAAGAGACGCTATCTATGAGGTCACAGCGTTCGATTACTTAAAGACTCTTGGCCTGCGTGCGCAGCCAACAGCATCAAACGACTTTAAGGTACGTCGAGAAGCCTCTGCAGCCCCTATGCAGCGGCTAATCATGGGTAAGCCTGGGTTGATCGTCAACCGTTCCTGCAAGCTGCTGCGTAAATCCTTGGCTGGTGGCTATCACTTTAAACGTGTAGCGGTTGGTGCAGGTCAAGAGCGCTTTAGAGACGCGCCAAACAAGAACGAACATTCGCATATTGGGGATTCGTTCGGCTACTTGATGCTGGGTGGTGGTGAATACAACCGGATGACCAGGCAGCACCAGCTTGGCGGAAAACTAGCAGAGCAGACAGTGGCTAAGACTGACTTTGATGTCTTTGGTTGATGTTGCTGCTAGCAATATGACGGATTGTCCCTCTAATGAAACTCAATAAAATCCTAGCAATATGGATGATCTAGTGATTACAGAGCCTGGTCTTGAATTGCTTAATGCTTTTCAGTCGCCATCAGTGCGTAAGCAGATTATGGACATTCAAGAGTTTGTGCAAGAGATGCCGCAGGTTGAAATGCCTCGACAGCATACCTTTGCTCCAGGTGTTTACGTTGGTCAAATGGATGCCCCAGCTGGCGCTGTGATTGTTGGCAAGATTCACAAGACGGAGCATGTAGTCATTATTGCTCAAGGTGAAGCATCTATATTGACAGACGAAGGTGTGCAGCGATTTACAGCTCCATGCACGTTTGTAGCAAAGCCTGGTGCTAAGCGCGTGATCTATGTGCATCAAGACTTAGTCATGATTAACGTACATCCAACAGACGAAACTGATCTAGAAAAAATTGAAGCTGAAATTATTGCACCTGACTTTGAGGCGCTTGATAAGCATTTAGGAACATTGCAAATTAAAGGAGATTGATTATGATTTGGGCCGTTACTGCAGCAATTGTTGGGACTTCACTTTATGGAGCTAGCGAAGGACGTAAAGCTCGTAACGAAGCTGAGAAGCAGCAAAAGAAAGCGTTGCTCCAACAAGCATCCGAAGCTGCTGCAATGCGTGCAGAATTAGCAAATCAAACAGCTGAGTATGCAAAGCAAGGCGCGTCTCTTCAGCAGCAGGCTGATCTTGCCAAGCAACAGTTTGCAGCTCAGCAGTTGCAATACGGTGAAAACAAACTGGCAATGGATACCAAAGCAAAAGAAGTGCAAGCCGCTGCAGATGAAGAGCGTCGCAAGGCAGCTGCGGCAGAAGCATCTGCATTAAAGGCGCGTACCAGAGGTGGTCGCAGATCATTGCTGTCACAAGAACGCATGACACCCGAACTGGGTGTTTCAGCTACGCAGCTTGGCTACGGAATGACGGTGTAACTATGGCCACTCAATATCAGAAGCGAATGATGGTTCGCAAGAACTCAGACCTCACCAGACTGTCGCAACAGTTTGGCAAAGATATTGGTGCCAGTACATCTGCATACGAAAAAGCATTTGGTGATTATCAAAAGCAGCGTGATGAATTAATGGCTCCGTATGACACGGCAGTGAAAAACTATCAAGATGTTTTGTATCCACAGTATGAGCAAGCATCATCAAACTACAAAACTAAACTTGAACAGTTCAATAATTCACTTTCTAACTTTCAAGCAAAGACAAAAGTAGATGCTCCGACTCAACTAAAACTTGATTTATTAAGAGGAAATCTTGAGCAAATATGGACTATTGACGGTAAAAAAATAAGCACTAAAAATTTGCCATCTGGATATTCTGCAGAGGTTGCACCTAAAATTACAGGTGAAAAATTTTATGATTTATATAAAGATAATCCAGTACCAACATTTTCTGACAAAGCACCATCAGCGCCATCAAGACCAGAGGCTCCAGTAATTGCACCTTTTGATGACACCACATTTAAAAAACAATCACAGGAATTGCAATCTGGATATTCGCGTGATCTAGGCGAAAGAAAAGCCTCGCGCTTAAATGTCATTGGTCGCAAATCTTCTAGACCATTAATGGGAGGCATGTAATGCCAGATCACTATGGGGAAAAAGAAGTATGGGATAAACCCCGGCCAAAAGATTTAGGCAAATCAAAACAATTGAGTGGATCAGATAAACGAAGTGCTATGCGCAGAGCGCAAAAAGCTGGCAGACCCTATCCTAATTTGATCGACAACATGGCAGCAGCTAGAGATAAATAGGAATACTAAATGGAATACAAGGTGCCAGTAGGCGGCAAACGATTAAAGCCTGAAGAAATCTTGAAGCGCCAAGAAGTAGCACAGCGCAAGAAAGATGAGTTCCAGCAGCTTTATCAAGAAGCCTATGAGTTTGCCCTGCCCCAACGCCAGTTGTATGGTGTGTGGGAAGGCGGCACCACAGGTAGCAGAAAGATGATGCGCGTATTTGATTCAACAGCAATCAACTCGACGCAACGCTTTGCTAACAAACTGCAGTCTGTAGTCTTCCCTCCGCAGCGCAAGTGGTCGAGGCTTGAACCTGGCATTCAAATACCAGATGATCAGAAAGCAAGAGCGCAAGAAATTCTTGATGCTTACAGCGAGAAGATGTACGCCATTTTGCGGCAGTCTAACTTTGACATTGCGATTGGCGAGTTCTTGCTTGACCTAGCCGTTGGTACTGCCTGCATGATGGTGCAGCCTGGCGACGATGTGTCCCCAATTAACTTTGTACCAGTTCCATTATTTTTGGTCTGCTACGAAGAAGGTGCAAATGGCCAGGTAGATAATGTCTATCGACGTATGCGCATCAAGGGCGAGTCTATTATTAGACAATGGCCCGATGCAAAAATACCGACTAACCTGCAGAACAAAATAGATCAAAAGCCAACAGACGATATTGAGTTAATTGAAGCAACTATCTTTGACTTTAATCGAGGCGACTATTGCTATCACGTGCTTTACAAAGAAGGAAAAGAAGAACTGGTATACCGCCGTCAAAATTATTCTCCTTGGGTAATCTCTCGCTACATGAAAGTAGCTGGTGAAATTTATGGCCGTGGGCCATTGATGACAGCACTGCCTGACATTAAGACCTTAAACAAGGTCATTGAACTACTGCTCAAAAATGCCTCGTTAGCAGTTGCTGGTGTCTACACTGCAGCTGATGATGGCGTATTAAATCCAAACACAGTCAAGATTTTGCCTGGTGCGATTATTCCGGTCGCTAGGAACGGTGGCCCTCAAGGCCCTGCCCTGCAACCATTGCCAAGGTCTGGTGACTTCAACGTATCTCAAATCGTAATTAACGATCTGCGTGCAAACGTTAAGCGCATCCTGCTAGACGAGTCACTGCCACCAGACAACATGTCTGCTCGTTCTGCCACTGAGATTGTCGAACGAATGAAAGAGCTGGCTCAAAACCTTGGCTCTGCGTTTGGTCGCTTGATCAACGAAACAATGATTCCGTTAGTTACTAAGATTCTAGAAGTGATGGATTCTCGCGGATTGATCACGATGCCATTGCGTGTGAATGGCTTAGAGATAAAAGTAACACCAGTTGCTCCGCTGGCGATGGCTCAGAACATGGAAGAAGTGAACGCCATCCTGCAATATTCCCAGCTGATGCAAAACTTTGGTGCCGATGGACAGCTAGCTTTAAAGAATGACTTTGTTGTTGACTACATTGGCGACAAGCTTGGCGTGCCTGCGTCTGTTCGTAATGATGCTGTAGAGCGTGCTGTTCTTATGGAAGAAGCGCAGGCTCAACAGGCTCAAGCAGCTGCAATGCAGATGGCTGCTATGCAACAGCAGCAACCAGAACAACCTCCTCCAATGGGTGCATAAATGGATTACGGCAAACGGCCTGACGGAAGCCCCAAGGGAGCTGGATTCTTTGGTGAGATTAAAAGACCAGACGGCAACGTCATGACGGAAATTAGCATTGGCGTTGGTATTAATGGCAAGGAAACATTGGTGCCGTTGATTGTCCCTACATTAGATAAAAATGAACTTAATTATTTAATGAAGAGTGATCCGAAATCAAAACAATTTATGAGCAAAATGCCTCCAAGCATTATTGATAAAGCAGTTAACTTTGCTTCAGACAGGATTAAAAACAATCAGTCTCCATTTGCTGATCCAAATGAAAAACCTTTTGAGATGCCTAAATGAGCTGGGAAGATTTAGAAGATATTGAAGAGTCCGAAGATATACGGTCGGCTATGCAGTCTAGGGAAGACCTAAACAAGCTTTGCCATCGCGTATTTTCAACTGAAGATGGCCAAGCTTTTCTACTTTGGTTAAAAGAAATGTACGTGGACGTTTCTATTGCTGTGCCAGGGAACGATCCATCGCACGCATTCTTTGCAGAAGGTCAGCGGAATGTCGTGCGTAACATCATGGCGCGGATACACGCGGCAAAGAACATGTAAATTTTTTTGCCCTTTTTGTACAACTAACAAATGTACCATTTGATTAAGGGATAACATGACAGACACAGCTACAGTCGAACCCGGTGCAGGATCAGCTGGCTTATTCGATGGTGTACCACTTGAAGACACATCCAAGGTCGCAGCTGAAGAAGTTGCGATTGACCATCGAACAGAAGAAAAAGCCACCGATGTTGCTAGCGACACCGGCGCTCCAAAAGTTAAGCCAGAGTTCTTGCCAGATAACTTCTGGAATGCAGACAAAGGCGAAGCCAACCTAGAAGCTATGAGCAAGTCGTGGTCAGATTTGCGCAAGCAGATTAGCCAGGGCAAACACAAAGCACCAGCTGATGGAAACTACGACACCACAAGCTGGGGTGATGATGCTACCGAAAACCCAATAGCTTCCACGTTGGTGGGCTGGGCGAAAGAAAATAATCTTAGCCAAGGACAATTCGATGACTTGGTTGGCCAACTAAAGACCAAAGCATTTGAAGTAATGGATGGCCAAAACATTGACCCGCAGGTTGAAATGCAAAAGCTTGGGCCTAATGGCAGCGCCCTGGTTAATGGAATGTCTGATTGGGCTAGAGGCCTAATAAGCAAAGGCACCTGGAGTTCAGATGATTGGGACGAGTTCAAGATCATGGCAGGCACTGCGCGAGGCGTAACCATGCTCTCTAAGCTGCGCGAAACCTATGAAGGTCGGATGCCTATTGAGACGCAGCCACTGGAAGGCACGCCTTCTAAAGACGAGCTGTACTCAATGGTGAACGATAAGCGCTATCGTGAAGACCCAGCATTCAGGCAAAAAGTAGAAAAAATGTTTGAGCAAACTATCCGGTAAATCTCGCAGGCGACCTCCGCCTTTTAGCCCCAGTTAGCGCTGGGGCTTTTTTTTGTTCAATCGACCGGCTTGCAATTTAACCCCTCGTTTATAGAATTCGCGCAAGGCCAATCTCTTTCGACCCTTACCTGTGGCGTGATACCACCGCCTGGCTGGCGTAACCAGCAAGCAAGGCCCGTCCAGACGGCATACCTAAGCGTAAACCCTACATAACTGAACGAGGATCATCATGGCTATTAGTCTATCTAATGCTTTCGTAACCCTGTTCGACGCTGAAGTAAAGCAGAGCTATCAAGGCAAGGCAATGCTTGTCGGTGCAGTTCGCCAGCGTCGTAACGTCGAAGGCTCCACAGTAAAATTTCCAAAGGTTGGCAAAGGCGTAGCAACTGCTCGCGTGACCCAAACTGATGTAACACCAATGAACGTTGGCTTCTCAACCGTAACTTGCACTATGTCTGATTGGAATGCAGCTGAATACTCAGACATTTTCTCGCAGGCGAAAGTTAACTTTGAAGAGCGCTCAGAACTGTCGCAAGTGGTTGGCGCTGCAATTGGCCGCCGTCAAGATCAGTTAATTCTTGATGCATTGTCTGCTGCTTCTTCAACTGGCACAGTGGCAAATTCTATTGGTGGTGCTAATACCAATATGAATATTTCCAAGCTGCGCGAAGCTGCAAAAATATTGAACACTAAAAACGTTCCATCTGATGGCCGTCACATCATCATCCACGCAAACTCCCTAGCTTCAATGCTTGAGCAGACTTCAGTAACATCGTCTGATTTCAACACCGTTAAAGCTCTAGTGCAAGGTGAGATTTCTACATTTATGGGTTTCCAATTCCATATTTTGGGTGATCGTACTGAAGGTGGATTGCCGCTTGATGGCTCGTCAGATCGTACCCTTTACGCATTCCATCGTGATGCAATCGGTTACGCAGAAGGTATCGCGCCCAAAACAGAGATTAACTACATCGCTGAAAAGACATCGTGGCTCATTAATGCCATTTTCTCAGCTGGTTCTGTAGCTATCGACGTTGACGGTATTGTCAAAATTACTGCCCGCGATACTGCGGCTGCAGCTTAATAGGAGATAAGTCATGGCTTATGATTCTGCTGGACTAAATTCCGCTGGTGCGCAATCGAAAGCTGGTAATGCTCCAGCGTTGTGGACTTACACCACAACTGATGCTGCAGCTACTGTTGACACCTCCGGTTATTTTAATAGTGCCTCGTCGTTGTTTAACGTTGGCGATATTATTTTTCGGGTCACAACATCATCCGGTGCTGTTTCTACCGCTGGTATGCATGTTGTTGTGTCTAATGCTTCAGGTGTTGTAGATGTCTCTGACACTACAGCTCTGACAGTTACTGACACTGACTAACATTGGCAGCATAGGGTCGGCCTCATTAGAGGTCGGCCCTTTTTTACGTTAAGGGTAACTATGGCTGCTGGCGATACAGGCATTTCAATTTGTGCCGATGCTTTAATTCTGCTTGGCGCGTCACCCATCTCCAGTTTTAATGATGGTACGGATGAGTCAAATGCTTGCGACCGTTTGTATCCAGACGTTCGTGATTCAACATTGGTCATGTATCCGTGGTCATTCGCCACAAAAAAAATTGCGCTAGCTCGTCTAATTGACGCACCCATTAGTGTCTGGTCATATGCTTATGCCTTACCAGGCGACAGACTAGCAAACCCTTCTGCGGCCTATCAAAGCTCAGCAGTATCTTCCTCTGTTCAGAAAAATTGGGAAATACAAGGCGACCAATTGTTGACAGACATGGACGCTGTATATATTGACTATAAGTATTCTTGCCCAGAATATTTAATGCCCCAGTACTTTGTCCAACTTTTGAAATACATGATGGCTTGGCACTTGGCTGAGCCTATTACTGAGCAGATGGATAAGGGAATCAACTGGAGGCGCATTGCCATTGGTGAGCCTGGTGAGAATGGTCGCGGTGGTTACTTCAGAACAGCTGCTCAAATTGATGGGTCAGGTAATCCATCACGCGCAATCAATGATTTTACTTTGGTTGAATCGAGGTTTTCATAATGCCTCGCTTTGTAGACTTTCAAACCAACTTTTCCACAGGAGAATTAGACCCTCTCCTGCGTGCGCGTGTTGATCTTGATAGCTACAAAAATGCACTGTCAAAAGCGACCAATGTTTTAATCCAGCCGCAGGGCGGCATACGCCGCAGGCCAGGACTAAAGCACATATTTGAATTACCTAATACAAGCACAGAGAGCGCTGGCAATGGCGTGCGCTTAGTGTCGTTTCAATTCAGTGTTGATGATAGCTACATGCTTTGCTTTACGCACAATCGCATGCAAGTAATAAAAGCTGGCAGCATAATTACTAACATTAATGGTACTGGCAATAGTTATCTAACAACGACTATCACATCAAGCTTAGTTGGGACAATGTGCTGGACGCAATCAGCAGATACGCTAATCATTACGCACCCAGATTTGCAGCCAGTAAAATTGGTTCGTGGTGGCTCGGATAGCTCATGGACTATAAGCACGATTACATTTGATGCCATCCCAAAATATGCGTTTACATATGCGTATTCAAACCCAGCGACAACGCTAACACCATCTGCGGTATCAGGTAACGTTACGCTTACAGCTGGCGCTGGTGTATTTAGTGGAAGCAATGTTAACCAGTACATTAACGTTACCCCTCAAGGTCGAGCGCGTATTACTGAATATGTGAGCGCCACAGTAGTCAAAGCTATTGTCGAATATCCATTCTTTGATTCGTCTGCTAAAGCTTCTGGTTCCTGGGAACTAGAAACTGGTTATGAAGATGTCTGGTCTAGCGCAAGAGGCTGGCCACGATCAGTAACCTTTCACGAAGGTCGGCTGTTCTTTGGAGGTAGTAAGTCTCGACCATCAACTGTATGGGGTAGCAAGATCGGCTTGTTCTTTGACTTCATACCAAGCGAGTCATTAGATGATGACGCTGTTGAAGCCACGCTAGACACCAATGAGCTTAACGTCATTACTGACATTGTTAGCTCGCGTGACTTCCAAGTATTCACCTCTGGCGGTGAGTTCTATGTGCCGCAGCAAGGTACTGACCCAATCACTCCGCTTACTTTCACATTCAAGAATGTTAGCCGCAATGGGATTAAATCAGGGACTCGCGTTCAATCAATTGAGTCTGGCTCTGTCTACATTCAAAGGCAGGGCAAGTCGCTTAATGAGTTCGTCTTTAGCGACACCCAGCTTACCTACATTACTCAGCGCATATCTCTGCTATCTGGCCATTTGTTAAAAGCACCACAGCGCATAGCTTTACGAAGAGCATCAAGCACCGACGAGTCTGATTTGTTAATGATGACAAATACGACCGATGGAACGATGGCTGTCTTCTCGATCATGCGCAGTCAGCAAATTACCTCGCCATCTGAATTTATAACAGACGGTCAGTTTATTGACGTTGGCGTTGATGTCACAAGTATTTACGTCGTTGTAAAACGTACCTTCAATTCAGTGGTCAGGTACTTCATTGAGCTATTCAGCGACACTCTTTTTACCGACTGCGCGTTCATTGGTGGAGCTGCGGCAACGGCCACCAGCCTGCCCCACATTGGCAAAGCAATCAATGTAATTACTGACGGTGTACCGCAGGGTAATGAGACAGTAAGCGGTGCGGGATCAATTACATTTGATCGTGCTAGTACCACTGGCTATGAAGTTGGCCTGCCAATCACAGTCTATGCAAAGACTATGCCTGTTGAAATTAAGTTACAAACAGGTAGTCGTGTTTCGTTTAAAAAACGCATTGTTGAAATCAGTGCGGTTCTTAAAGATACGCAAGACATGCAATTAAATAACCAGCCTGTTGTAACCCGCGAATTAGATAACCCATTACTTGATTTGGCTGTGCCAACGTTCACAGGTATTAAGCGCGTGCATGGAGTTCTTGGTTACAGCAATGAGCAGACTATTGAGGTGTCTCAGAACCTGCCATTAAAAATGAATTTGCTAGGCCTCGATTATCGAGTTGCCGTTTACTCAGGGACATAGCATGGCTGTAGAAACTCTTGGAGGTTTGACTCCTGGACAATATGTAGGTGGCGCTGGACTAATTGCTGCATATGGCGAGGCGCAAGCACAAGCTGCGGCTGGCATTCAGCAGCAAACTGGCTATCTATTACAAGCAAGAAATACTCTAGCAATAGCTGAAGTTAACTCTCAATACAGCCAGCAATACGCAACAATTCAGGCTGGCAGAATTATAAAGAAATCTGAGATTGAAGCTAGGAATTATGAAATTGCAGGAAATACTTTGTTAAAGAATATGAGAGCAACCAACGCATCTATTCGAGCGCGTGCAGCTGCATCTGGAGTCGTTCTAGGTGAAGGTTCATTCCAAGGTGTTCAAAATGAAAATGTACGCAACACAATGATGGATGTTGGTATAGCTGACTTGAATTCATTAACAGCAAGGGTACTGGGATTTGAAGACGCAACTGCAATGATTCAATCTAGTGAAGTGCAAAATACATTAAACCTTTTCTCTGCTAAGCAACAGTCTGGTCAATATGAGCAAGCTGGTACGGCTTCTCGTAGAACAGGTGGACTGATGGGTACTCAGACAATGATTAAAGGTGGTATGGATGCATACAAAATTATTGCCAATGAAAAAAGAAATACATAAGGAATAATCATGGCGACTAGATTAGAAGCAGGACAAATTCAACTAAGACCATCTGGCTACTCTCCAGTGCAGCAGGTTGCTGAGCGTCAAGTTGATTTTATAACTGCATCCCGTCAGGAGGCAGCTGGATCGCAAGCACTTGCGCAAGCATTAAGCAGCATGGCATCAAGCGTAAATGTAGTTGCCGGAAATATGCGTACAGAAGAAGTTTTGCAATATGTTATTGATAATCCACCTACTCCAGATCAATTTCTTAGGGCGCAAAAAGGTGATGTTTCGGGTTTAATACCTAAAGGAAATTTTACTATTCAGGATCAGGTAGTAAGAAAAGCAATGGCTTTTCAGTTATCGAATTCATTTGAGCGTGAAGGTCGTAATTTTATTAATGAGGTTGCTACTAAAGTTGCAAATGGAGATATTCAACCAGAAGAAGCAAAGCAACAAATTAACGGAATGATTTCTGGATATACAAAGTCTGTCTCTAAAGGAAGCGGTGAAGCTGCATTAAAATTTCAGGCAACAATGGCAGCTGAAGGTCATGTTGTTTACAAGCAAGCATTAGATACATTTGTAAAAAATAATAAGGAAAAAGAATTAATTGAATTTAGGTCTGGTTTTGAAAGCGGTCTAAATAACTATAAATTATCTGCACGTATTCAACCTGATTTAGCACCAGAATATGCAAAAATTTTAATTGAAAATACGCTTTTCCAAGCATCTTTACATGGCCCAATAGTATTTAAAGAATTCCAAGAAAAATTACAAAAGGAAATTCCTAAAGCAAGGCAAAATGTTTTATTAGAAGTTTTAACAAAAGAAGAATTTTTGTCTAATCCAAGAGGAACAATAAAACAATTACAGCTTGGAATTATAGAGAATCCTGAAATTAGCAAATTAGTTAAATGGATGAAAATAAATGACAATGAAACTCTTGTAGATACCATTGACAAATTTAGAGAAAATGTAAGAAAACGTAAAGAAGATATTGAATTAGCGCATGTTGATGATGCTAATGAGGGTAAAGAAATACAACGACAAATATATGGAAGTACAGATATTAAAGAACAAGGTTTGTTGTTTGAAATACTTAAATCTAAATCAATAGAGCCTGGAACATTAAAGGAAGTTAGAGCATGGATTGCTGAGCAAAGTAAACCAGGAGATCAAGAATCAAACTACGTTGCACTTGCTAAAGCAGAGCGTGATGTTCGAGAGGGTAGATTAGATGTAAATGATATTGCTAAACTTCCGTTAGCTAAAGCAGAAAAGATATATTTGTCAAAGCGTGTTGGTAATGTTGACCATGATACAAAATATGGATTGGATCTTATTAAGTTAGCTGGAGGGCAGTTGTCTGATAGCCTTCCCCCAAATTTTGATACTGCCGAAGCTAGAAGACTAGCATCAGATGCAATTGCTATGCAAAGTTCGGCTTTAATTAAATTTGTAAGCAAGCAAAATGATAAAGGTGTTTTCCCAACTGCAGCTGAAATACGTGCAAAAGGTGATGAACTTTCTACTGGAGTTAAAACATTGCTTGGCAAATCTTTTTCAATTGAGGCTGAAAAACAAAAGCAAACTGCCTTATTGTCTTTACCCCAATTAAAGGATGTTGATTTAACAAATGACGAAGCAGTTGAAGCAGCCATTACAAAAGCAGTAAAAGAAAAACGTAGCGCTACTGATGTGAACATGGCGCGTGGTGCAATTCAGAAACATAAAGAAGCAATAAGAAGTATTACTGGAGGCCCTAAATGATCCAGACAAAACAAGCAACAATTGAAGACATCTATCACTTTGATAATTACATCAGCACGCCTGGTGTAAAAGAAGGTTTGTTGCAGCTAGCGTCTGAAGGTGATGCTTCATTTACTATTGAAGATACAGATGATGGCAAGGCCGTCTACTACAAAACACCTCACGGTGAAATCGTTCCTATTGGCCGCCCTATAGAACTAGCTGCAGCTAATATTCCAAATGAAACTCGCACAGACGCGCCATCAGGAACTGGCCTTCCTTCTATGGATACCTTTATTGATCGCATGAAAAGCGGCGCTACTGGCGAAGCTAAAGCAATTAACCCTAGCATGAGGAAAAAGATTTCTTCAAGCGTACAAGAGCAACTGGAGAGCTTTGGCATGGATCGCTATCGCGCACGCAAACTTTCAGAAAGCTTGTTTGGTGGTGAGAGTTCTGGCGTTCCAATGGGTCTTGGATTAATTGACTTTGTTCCAATTGTTGGTACGGCATTGCAATCTGAAGAGGCTGGAATAAAAGCTGGTGAAGCTTTTGATTTGGTTAAAGATGGAAAGAATTCACAGGCAGCTGCTAAATATGGCGAGGCCGTATTAACTTCAATACCAGGTGCAATAGCCACAAAGAAAGTTATCGGCAAAACTATTGACGCTGGAGTCGATGCGGTTAAATCCCTTGCCCCTTCTGTAGGAAAAATGGCAGAAGAATACTTGAGCAAGTCAGATTTAAAGAGGCTGCCAGAAAATCAGCGCGATACCTTGATTGGACTGTACGACAAGGCGTTAGAAACAAAACCGGAGTTTGATTCTATTGGGCAGGAAATTGCTAGCCAGATCAACGGCGAATATATGGCTGTTCCAATCAAAAAATCTGGTCGGCTAGTTGACAAAGCGCTAGGTGATTACAATGGAGACGTAACAAAAACAAAAGATTTGGTGCGCTCAACTATCATTGTTGATACGCCAGAACAGGCCGTTCAAGTTTTAAATCTAATTCGTCAGCGTTTTAGCGTGAGGTCGGAAGGTTTCCGCAATCTACTAGATGAAAGCGTTGATGCGCCGCTAGGTTATCGAGATGCAAAAATGAACGTTGAGATCAATGGCACAGTTGCCGAAATTCAAGTGAATTTTCGGGAGATGTTAAAGGCCAAA